AAGCAGTTAGCCTTGTCGAAACACCAGCAATAGAGGAGAACTTTATTGCCTTGAATAAGCAAGAGGTAATGCTTGCGGAAGTAGATAAGGAAAAACGGTTGCTTATGGGAGCTGCTTTAATTCCTAACAAGCAAATCTACCGTAAAAACGATAAGACAGGAGACGAGTATTACATATACTTTAGCAAAGATACGGTACGAAAAGCTTCAGAGTTATTCTTTAAGCGTTCAAACCATCAGAATGCAACCTATGAGCATAAGCAACCGTTTTTCCTTATCTACTTCCGCAAGCATTACCTCTTGCTTATTCAAGGCAATAAAGTTCTCCTCTATTGCTGGTGTTTCGACAAGGCTAACTGCTTCTATTCCGCTGTTTTCGTCTTTCTCGTCAATGATTAATTCTACAATTCTCATTTTTTCTATTTATTAATTTACAATGTTGCGTTTTGTACTCTGTTTCTATCTAAAGCCTGAGCTGTTGTAACCTCTCCGCTGACCACAAAGGCTTGCGTGGGCTGTTGCTGTAATTGTGCGAGCTGATTCAAAGAAGAATCTCCGACCACGTTAAATTGTGGCGCTTGCGTTGCAGTATTGACCGCTGTAGTAGTTCCATCTGCTCCGCTTGTTCCTTGACCAAATTTACTTGAAGCAATTTTTATAATATTAGCCGCTCCAATAGTTGCAGCAATTCCAGCCTCAACAAATTGCGCTCCTGTTGCAAGTTTTATTGGATTACCCCCAGCGGTTAATGCTCCTGTCACGGCTAAAGCGGTATTGGTTACAGCCGCAGCCAAGTTAAATGCTTTTTGTATTTTAAATTGCTTTTCCGCATCTTCTGCATTTTTCGCGTTAAAACTACCAACTATATCCGATATAGCGCTAAAAGAGGCAGCGGCAAGTTCTAATTTTTGACGATATAATTCCTCATCAGAACCCTCCTCTTGCTCTACAAACTTATTTTTAACGTCATTTAACTCATTCATTCTTGCAATTTCAATTTCATTTAAAGCCTCCGCATTGCCTTGAGCCATTGCTTGCAACGTATCGTATTTTTCTTCTACTAAAAGCATTTCGTTTTCCTCTTCCGTTCTAAACCTATCTGCGTTTTCTCTTTGAATCTGGTCAAGTTGCATTTGAAGTTCTATTTCTTCATTAATTTGCTTTTCTAAAGCTTGTTGCTGTAAGCTTGCTAATTCTTTTGCATCGTCAAGCGCCTTTTTATCTTGCGCTTCTTTTTCACTTGAAGCTGCTTTATTTTGAGTCCTAATTTCTTTGTTTATGTTGTTTAACTGCGTGCGCAATTCAATCAAATCTCTTTGCGCTTTCTTTTCAATAAAAGTGCCTTTGAACAATTCAGCAATCCTTTCCTTTTCTGCTATTTGGTCAAGTATTTTTGCTTTTCTCAGGCGCAGAGTAGATTTGCCTTGACTTTCTAAAAACGCTATATTTCTTTCAAAATCTTCTTTTTCTAATTTACGTTTTTGCTTTAATAAATCAATCTCGTCTTGTTGAGCTTTTACTTGCTGCTCGTGTCTTGTCTTTCTTTCTTCAGCCAGTTTTGTTTCTTCAAAATTAGTCAAACCAACAAAATCAGTAAGTCTTTTTAAACCGTCAATTGCTGGCTGTAAAGTATCTGTAAATAAAAGAACTCCAGCAACAACCGATGCAATTACGGTTGCAAACAAAGCAAGAGGATTTGCTTTTACAATAAGATTAAAAGCCTTTGTTGCCTTGCTTGCTAAGCCGATGCTTTTAGAATAATCCAAAACACCTTGAACACCTTGTTGCAATGCTAAAGCTGATTGAACTTTTAGAAGCGTCTTTTCTAAGGTTTCGGATTCCGATCCAACCAATCCCATTACGCCTTGAACCGCAGCAAAGCCGCTTGTTGCTCCTGTTAATGCGCCTCCAAGTTTTTGGCTTAATGTTGTCGCTGCTGCATCAACTGCAAGGTCAGTTTGTATTTGTGTCTTTCGATAATTACCTACACTCGTTAAAAGCTCTTGATATTCTTTGCTTGTCGTATCTCCAGCAAGAGCAAGTTCGTAAAGACGGTCTTCTGCCTCGCCCATTCTTGTCGTAAGCGGCTGAAGCTCCTCCCCATAGCGTTCTGCAAATGTTGCGCCTTTTTCAAATGATTTATTTACCTCATCAACCGCCTCTGCCGTTTTGCCTAAATCTTGATTTAATTCCTCAACTTCCTTTTCAGTTTGTTGAAAGCCTTTGGTTTTTGCTTCTAAGGTTACGGTTTTATTTACGCTCATAGCTCTTTAATTTTTTTGAGATGTTCTGAATTCTTTTTTTGAGAATCTGCATTCTCTTTTTTTGCTTGAATATTCCTTTTATCCCTTTCTCTAAATTGTATAAGCCTTTTGCTACCTGAATGTCATGGTTGCCATCGTAGAAATCGTCTATTTGTAGTAAGTCTATTATGTTCTTTAACATTATGGTTGTTGTTGTATTTGTATTTGGTTCGCTGTAGTTGTGCCATCTGCATAAGTGTAAGTGACCGTCAATATGTAAATAGCATCTTCTCCTTGTTCCGTTCTCAATTGGAAGAAATTCTCGGAGTTGATATTCTTGGTTGCATCTTCGGTTACTATCATTTTTAACAAATCAGTATTTGCTGGAATGCATACGTTGACCGAACCGTCTGCGGTTAGACTGCTTGGCGTTATAGTTACCCCTGTCGCTGTTGTTGTTATAGCTGCGCTTACTGCGCCATTGGGTAGCAATACCCTTACATCAATACATTGCGCGCCATCCGATGGCTCTATTGGATCAATTGGCTTGTTTACTCCGTCGCTTATAACATCCCTAAAATCATTCAGTAAAGTAAAATCAACATCCCCTGTTGTAAGGTTGCTGGACATAGAATTTATCATAAATCGCTTATCCCTAATAATTACACGGTCATTTAATTCAAGATTTGTAAGTAAGCTTACAGGCAGATTCGTCTTTACCTTTGTTTCTCTGTTCTTTAGATTGTATAGATTGCTTAAATAACCTGAGTAATATGTTGAGAACAAAGTATTCGGCACAACTGCATTTAATAAGGTGCTAATATCTGCATTGAAGTTAAGTGTAAAATTGATATTGGCTTCCAGTACATCTTGACCGAAAGGCATATAAACCGTTTGGCTTGTGCTTCCACCGTTGTTGAATTTATAGTCTGCTGATAATTGGTCGTACATATACAAAATCATTGGCTTTGGCGTATAGGCATTTCCGCTTGTGTCTATGGTTTCGCCTATTTGCAGATTTGTATCCGTAAATTTTTGCATCATCATATTCTCAAAAGGCAGCTCCACATTGAACTCTCCTCCGTCATAATCAAAAAGCTCATCCGTATTTCCGTATTCTCGGTTTGTCAAGTCTTTGAATATCTTGTTTGTTGCGCTCTCGCTTTCTTGATAATTAAATAAGATGTTTTTAAACAGCTTGATCCTTTCAACTTGGATGCTTTTTATATCCGTGTATTGGGTAATATCCACTAAAGCTCCTTTTGCGTACCAGTCATCTAAAGGCTCAATCTGATATATATCGATTGCCAATGGATAGCAAGTTAAATTGAACATCTTTAGCATTCCGCTAAAAAATGATTCAACGGTCATATCAGGCACATAATTAAGCACGCTAATTTCAGCAGATATATTGTAAGATGATTCGGCTTGGAATATGTTTTTTAAAGTTACTAAGTCATCTAATCCCAGCAAATTTGTAAAGTTGTATTTACTGCGTTGCACATATTCGACAAAAAAGTCTAATGTCATACCGACGGTTGTTCTTACAAAAAATTGATACGTTCTTGATGTATTGAGTTGACTATTTTGAATGTTTAAACCCTGTTGCTGCCCTCCTCCCGTACCTTCTAATGTTTGAACAAGTTGTCCGTCTTGATATACGTCAATGTAATATATCGCGCTTGCATCACTTACATTCTGCACGTTAAAATTAATCCTGTGTTCGGTTAAAGTAAAAATGCCTCCGCTTAACGAAGCTGGTTGGTCAGGGAAGGTTGTTTCAGGATTATATTGGCTTATAGTAAGCGTATCATTTGCAATGCTAAAGAAATCACTTGCCGCTAAACTTGTGTTATTGTTCTGAGATGACGTTGTCAATGCTGTGATGTCAGCAAGTGTTGGAGGAGTATTAAATACAAATTCATTGGCGTTTTTGCAATATAGAAAAGCATTCGTAAATCTTTTAGCTCCTAAAAAAGTACCTTGAAAGGCAACTCCGTACTTGGATGTTATTGCTGCAAGAATGCTAATTAATTTTATTGCTGGGAATAATTCATTAAATGCAATCTCTCCGCTTCCTGTGCTTGGCTTTATATCGGTGCTTCCACCATCTCCATAAGTTACATTTCGGCTAAATATTAAAGGATACCTAACTTTGTGATTTGTAGCCGCATCTGTTATTCTTGTCAATACCTCCGCGCCACTATAAGTATGCGCCAAGCTATTTAGGAATGTTAAGCCTTCGAGTTTATCCTTTCCAAATTTGTCTTTTAAGCTTGTAAGGTTTCCGTAAAAGGTTACTTGATAGCTGTAAGGCTCATTGTCTTTTACTTCGCTTTTCTCTAAGGATATTTGCCCTTCTCTAAACGTAGTCAAATCAATTTCAATGAATGCGCTCCTCCGAATGTTTTGGTCTAAGGTTTGGCTTACGTCATTCTGATAAAAATGGTTAAAGATTTGATTGTTGTTTGGAGTTGCTGGAACGCTAAACGATTGCGAGAAGTCTGTAAATACCTTGCTAATATCTTGCACATTTTGTTGCGTGCTTTGAACGCTGATTTGCTCGTCATCAAACAAGTCAAGCTTTTGCCCTTCGATATATACTGAAACTCCTCTCATTAGGTTACGTTGTTTATAAGGTCAAATGCAAATTCAAAGTCAAGGGTATAGTTCATTGTGCCATCATTTAATCCTGTTTGTTTTACTAAGGATTGTGTTTTTACTTTGGCTGGAAAAGCGTTTGTGTTTCTGTTGTAATCTAAAACCGTTACATGCTCGCTCAACATTAATTGTTGAATGTATTCGGCATATCCATCATTTACAAAACCGCTGTTTAATTTGATTGATTCGTTTCCTGTTCTATTAAATTGCTTAATTTGCCCTCCATCTCCTGTTGCGCTATATGGTAATGTCTGAGGATTCGCTTTATACTCGTTGCTTTTTATTGCTGTTGTTTTTTGATTTACCTTAAAGAAAAACATTCTTGACCATGATCCGTATTTATTTACGAAGTCAACAACTATTGGGCTATACTTTGGCTCGCATACAGGCTTGAAAGTTCCTGTCCAAACAACATTAGAGCTTGCCTTTATCATTTCAACCTTATTTCCATGAGCAAGATTTCCTGTATATACCCTTCCGAATACTTTCATGCCAGCTGCGCTGATTGTAAATTCTTGCGTTGCGGCTGTGCTTAGATTTGTGTATCTTATCTTTTCGCCAACAGCAACCTCAACATCAAAACTCCCAGCAAGCGCATTTTTTTGCGTTGTGCTGAACGAACTATCATAGTGGTATAGATATGTGCCCTCATCAAGGAAGATATTCTCATGCGCTCTATTCTGCCCTTCCATATATTCAGAGTAACCGTTTACGAATTGCCCTGTTTCAGTTCCAGCAGATGACTCAACGCCTCCTATTGTTTTAAATTTTTCTATGTGATAATTGACTACAAAATTTGTACTTGTCGCTGTATCAAAAAAGTTAGCCGTATCATAATCATAAGAACCAAAAGTAAAATACTCTCGAACATATGGAGCAATGTTATAATATGTGTTTACGTTGTTTGATGCTGGTATCTTTTTGCTTAACGTATATTGAGGAGATGCTGGTTGGCTGCCTGTTGTCCATAGGTACAATTTAACCTTTGTTTCCGTTTGAGTTGCTACGGATATCTCAACGATGTATGGCGACCTTGCTAATTTTATACTCATTTGCTTAATCTTTTAAAATTTTCACTTGTTATTTGGTCGAATAAGTTTTCTATATCCAAACCGTATTTTTCTACTAATTCATCAGGCAACCTTTTAAAGTATTTCTCAAATGGCTTTGTAAAAAACAGCGTAGGTTTTATTCCTTTGTTAAATATGCTTCGAGCTATTAAAAAGTTAAGGCTCTTTCTCTTTATGAATTTGCCTTGCTTATCTCTTGGCGCTATGCCTTTTCTTATTGTCCATTTATCAAATGCGCTTGGCGGCGGCATTCCTTTTAATCCTCGTTTACCGCCTTTGCTTTTGTATGCGTATCCATCTAAAGATTTACCGCTTTTTACTCCTTTGACTCCGCGATCCTGATAGAATCCATAGTCTTCCATTTCAAAACTTATCTGCACCGAGTTCTTAGATTCCTTTACATAAGACTTTAGACTATCTCTAAGCTTACCGCTCGTGTTTTGACTGGATAGATTGCTTTTAGCCTCTCGGATAACATTATCTCGGAAGTCATTTAGCAAGTCTTGTATGTTGTCAAATTGAGCCATTAGCAAATAGTCATGTCATTTGGGATAAGTATGTCGCAAGTCATTGTGAAGCCTCCGAGCTTGTTTTCAAATCTCTCAGTAAAAGGCTCGCAAGTTACGTTGCCATCTACTTGGAATTTGTCGCTATATAAATCTCCTCTCCTTAAAAGTTCATAGCATCTATTCTGAACGGATAGCATTGTATTAAGTACCCAAAGCTCGTTATCGTTACCATCGAATTTGTTTGGGCTTTCGTCTTTTGATATGTCTGTGATATCCATTGCAAGAATCGAAATATTAAACCTAATCACGCTTTGCTCGAATGTTGCTGTATTGACAATCAAATGCACAAGCGGAAAGATGGTTTGTTTCGCCAAGTCAACCTCAAAAATGTCCCCTTGTGTTACGGTTGAGATTATAGGATCCGATTCAAAGTGCGTTTTTAGTTTGTCTATAATATCAAAATAATTCATTATCGTTTTATTAAAAATAATCGGCAAAATTGCTCAAAGCTTTTGTGCTTATGTTTTTGTTTTAAATACATTCCCCAAAGTTTCATTCTTGTCGGTTTTAATAGTTTATCATTTACAAGATAGTCTTTGCCTTTAAATTTATGACTCCACTTCATCTTCTCATTTGTTGTTTAAGTTCGTTTGCTTCGATTTCGTTTTTTTGTTTTTCGAAGGCGAGATATGTGAGACATTTAGTAAGTCGGAGCTTTGCAACTTCGTCAAGCTTGGTAACATCTTTTTGAGCGAGGCAATAGAAGCTGCTATACCATCCCCATTGTTTTCCGAATAAATATCTTTCGCTGTATTGCTGGAATTCGTCATCGTCTTTAGTTCGCTCTGTAAATAACTGAGAGTAAGAGTCAGTAATTCGCTTCCTAAAGTCCAAAAAAAAACTGAGGCGCTTATCGCAACATCCAAAGGCGCAAACCTCATCAAATCTTGCATGTCCTCGTTAGGCTCATAATCTACTATTGAATATTTGTCTTGGTTCTTTTCTTTTATTGGTCTATACATCACAGCCATAGCCTTATGATAGGTTTCCCAATTCTGCAAATGGTTTTCCAAATCTACATACTCTCCGAAAGTAATTTCGTCAAGCTTTGGAATAAAGCCAAACTCAATATTTTTTATTTTGAAATGCCTAACAAGCTTTGGCTTCTCGCTAAACACCTCCGTAAAATGCGTAATCAATCCGTTTAAGTCTTTCATTTTTATTTTACCAACCTCCGATAAATCTATTCCGCAGAATATTTGGATCATCTTTTGAGCAATAAACTCCTCATCATTGGAAGCCTCTTTTGTCTTTACGAATTTTTGATACCTTGATAATGGTATCTCGCTTAGTGAACTTGGTAGTAATAAATCTACTTTCATGTCTATATAACCTTTTTATTTTTGATTTGTATACCCTAAAGAATCGAATACTCTCCAAAGTTTTTGTTTAATCCTATTGTTTCCATTTCATGGTAGCGGACGGCATCCAGCGCATGATTGAATTTATCAATAGGTTTATTAAGTTGCTTGCCTGTTTTATCCTTATCCCAACAATAGCTCCGCAGCTCTTTAATTAGGTTTGTGCTTTGAGAGGTAACTAAATAGTCTTGCCTTTGCATTACATCAATTCCGTAATTAACTGAATCCTTGCCTTTTGTTACGCCTTTTATCGTGATTCCGTAGCGTTGTATATCTGCGATTGATTTGGGTTCTGCGCTATCTGCATAAACAGGAACATCTTTAGGCAACTTCTTTGCTATGTCAGAATTTAGCAATCCTGTTTGGTAAGTCATCTCATCCAAGATGCGTTGGTCATTGTATTTATAGACTGCGATTATTGCCGTTGGATCCGCAGAATAACCAAAGTCTAAACCTATTCCAATCAATCTTGCCTCCTCAGGTATTCTGTCAATCGTCTTGTAGTTCGTAAATACCGCGCCTTGTAATTGACCGACCTTGCCCTCGCCATAAACAGTCCACCAATTGCGCCAATATGCGCTTGTCTTCGCTTTTAAGCGGTTCTTTTCTATTTGTTGGATAATACCCTCATCAAGCCCCTCATTGTCCTTGTAGGTCAATATTATAAAATCTGCATCGTCTTCCTCTTTGAGTTCTCTATGAACCCAAAACTCATTGGCTGGATTAAAGTCAAGGTACACGCTTTTTTTTGTTCTTATAGAAAGTTCGTTGTAAGCCTCAAAGGTTACATTGTTGCACTCGTTAATGTATAAAATATCTCTCCTCGCTCCTCTTAGTTTGCTTGCATCGTCTGCGCTAAAAAACTCAATAAAACTTCCGTTTGCAAATTCGTATTTTAGGTAGCTCTTGTTGAAACGATCCTCTTGGAATCTATTTGTCCATTTCATTATTTTAAGAAAGTCTCTTAACGCACCCCTCCTTAGATGAGGTATTGATTCAGCAACAACGCTTATTTCTAATCCGCTTTTTTTTGCTGCCTTGTCTATGAGTACAGGAAGTATGCCGAACGTCTTGCCAGCGGATGTGCCTCCTTGTATTATTTTGATTCGCCTTTTTAGAGCGAGTATTTTATTGATTGCTGTTGTCCTCTGTAACATCAGGGAATAAAGGTTGCTCTATATTTGTTTGTTCGATTTGTTGCAATGGCGCACCGTATGCGCTATCCATTAATTTTTGGTAAGCTTGGGTGTCTCCCTCCCTTGCTTTTTTGATTAGAGCTAAGGTCATCAAATCCTCTTGGCTCATATCTTCTAATTCGCTTGTCAAAGGATTCTTTAAATTCTGCTCAACCGATAGCCATCTCTTTGCTATTGTGCTTCGATTTTTACTTCCGACAGGTCTGCCTTTTGGGTTTCCTGATTCGCCTTTTTTGAATGGTATTAAATTCTTGTTAGCCATATTACATTGTTAAAGTTATTCCGAATTGAGTGCCTTTACGTTTTACTTTTGCAATCATATTCGGATACAATTCAATTAATTTTTTAATGCATTCCTTTTCGATTGATACTGTTCTATAATCCTTGCAGCCACCATCATCGGTATAATGGTGATTCGCCCAATATAAGTAACGTACTCCAAGCAATCCTCCCCTTTCTTTTATATGCCTCAAGCAAATTTCGTAATCCTCTTTTACCTTAAACTCCTCATTAAATAAATACTCGCCATCATTGATAATACCCATAACACTTCCCAAAGCGTATGTTTTAAACATAAAAGGTTTGTAGCTGTATGCGCTCTTGGTGCTATGGTCAGTTGTTACCCCCCATATCTTGTAATTCATCTGCTCAGTAATATCAAAATACTTTTGAAATTCATCGTACCAAAAAACCTCATCTTTTAAATTAACGTGTTCAACGTTATTACTATACCTTTTAACAAACGCTGTTTTTTTAACATCGTCATCAAGCATTACAACTCTTTTTTCCTTTGTGTTTTTAAGAATCCAGTTTCGTGTTTTAGTAATTCCTTGCACATCGTTAGGAATACCCACAACATTTTTGACATAGCTATATTGATGAACTTCACTTTCAGGAACAAAAAAAGTTACAAGGTTTGGGAGCAACTTATCAGTTGTTGTTCTTCCAGCTCTGTTTTTACTTGGTACGGCTATTAGCATAACGTTGTTTAAAATCTTTCCACTGTATAACTCGCTCAATACTTACTGAATCAAATGCGCTTCCTTTTTTGTATCCGCCATTCCGTACAACCTTTAGTTTGAGCTGCTCCTTTATTTCCTCCCAATCAACGCTGTTAGGTTCAGCCATTACCAATATATACTCTTTTGGTGGCTCCAGTTGAACGCTCTGAGGCAATACAATCTCATCATCCTCCTCCATTTCATCAATACGCACATTAATGGGCAAATCTAACCCCCATTCCTCAAGCTTTTCTGCTTCAAATTCATTTGCCAAAGCATCCCAATCCCATTCCCCTGAGCTGATGTTGTCCTTTACTATGAACTCCCTCTGTTGTTCCTCTGTTAATGAACTTGCTTTGATTATGTAAACTTCTTTTAATCCAGCCTCTTTGCAAGCCCTTAATCTTTGGTTGCCTCCGAGTACAATGTTATCGTCATTTACTATAATAGAACGCAACTGCAACATCCAAGGTGCTTCTTTGATTGACTTGACTAATTTTCTAAAGTCATCGTTCTTAATTACCCTTGAGTTATTTGGGTTATTCTTTACCTGAGATATTTTTACCTTTTCAATTTGCATTATTCGTAAGTTTCAAAAACCGTCTTCATCTTGTTATGGATTTCCCTTAGACAGCTTGCGCAGTTTGTTGCGTTGGTTTTTACTCTAAAGATTCGGCTGTATATTTTTATCATCTCATCTCTTTCGCTTGGTCTATAAGTTGTTGATTCTTTTGCAAACCATTCTTTTAACCATTTGTATTCGTCTTCCAGTAGGCAGTCAGGCTTCTTTGTAGTTCTAAATAACTCGTTTAGCTTTTCTTTACGATCCTCGCATCCACAGTCCTCGCCTAAAATAAACTTTGCGACCTTTGCAGCTCCTGTTTTCTCTAAGACCTCTTCAACTATGTCTCCAACGCCTTTGGCTGGTTGCTTTCTTGGTTTCCGTTTTTTTGTTGTTTTACTCATATCTATTTTATTAAATGCACAATAATGATTCCATTACGTCAATCTCTCTTTGCGTTTGTGTATCCGCTTTTAGGTTGCCTACAAGCTTGCTTTTTAATCTGCGTATTTCTTGCTTGATGTACTTGGTTCGATATATTGGTCTGGTCTCCTCTTCCTTTTGCACTATGTATCCGTGTTCCTCCAGCAGCTTAATGCTCTCTTCAATCTTTGCTTGTTGTTCTCTGTAATGGTTAAATATTTGATTGTCTATACTCATCGTCTTTTAGTTTAATATATATTCCTTTCTCTGTTTCGCTTAAAGATGCAAAGTTGTATATCTTATCCTCAAGCATTTCTTTTTCTGTTTTGTAATAGGGTTCGTCTTTATTCCCTAAAGCTGGAGCGCTTCGAAGCCAAATTTTACGCTTAGTGCTTTTTCCTTTACCTATTTTTACTTCTTTGTATTTCATTTAATTGCAATGCTCTCCGTCATCTTTGTAATTCTCATTCTTTAAGTCTTCTAACTTTATTGAATTAACTTTTTTACTATTAATATCAACCATATAATCAAAATATCTTTCTTTAAATTTTTCTTTGATTATGTTTTTGGATTGTTTTAAACTATAAAATATCGTCTTTGTACTGATGTCGCTTCCTTGAGATATTTGCCTCATGCTTAACAAACCAGCTCTGTTAACGTCTTTGATTCCTGTGTATAATTCAAATAGGGTTTTATCAAAATATTGCCAATTACAAGCCTCATTTATAATATCAAGGTAAAAATCACTATGATCATCAGTTTCATAATAGTCATAATCAACCGACAAAGCAAACTCTGTAATATCTACCTTTTTAATTTTCTTTTTTTGCTTTATAAAATCATTGAAAAGCGACTTTAAAACTTTTAATAAATAAACCATGTTTGGCTTATTATCGTACAATGCTTTTTCCTCATTGCTATACTTCATAAGCTTTATATAAAACTCCTGTACTATATCTTCAGCATAAACAATTTCTCCAAGCCACCTTATAAAAGTTATATACTCCTCGTGTTTTTCTTGAACTTTTACAATCCACTCCATTGTTTAGAATCTAATCAAATGTAGTGATAATTTTTTAATCATTAAAAAGCCCAACATTTCTGCTGGGCTAATTACTAACATTTAAAAATCCGTATTAGAACGGAACATCGTCAGAATGGTTGCTTTCATGAGCCATCTCTTGCTCAGCTCGGTTAAATCTCCAAGCCTCCAAAGTATTAAAATATTTCACTTCGCCTTTTGGTGAAGCCCATTCTCTGCCTCTAATATTTATATCTACATCAACTGCATCCCCTACCTCGTACTCATCCAGTAAACCGCATTTATCTTGCGTTAGCTGCAATGAAACTAATTGAGGATATTTATCCTCCGTTTCAATTACAAAGTCTCTCTTTGCAAATTTTTGACTGATTTGTTGGGTTTCCCCTTTTAGGTGTAATCTTCCTTTTACATTCATTTGTTTTTAATTTAATTGTTCGTGAATTAATGTCTCGTAATACTCTCGGCATTCCTTAACTCGGTTGTATATCTTT